ACTGTTCACGGCTAACACCCCATTTAGCAAGATAAGGATACGGGTCAACGTGGTCGCTACTGTTATCTGGCTGGTTGTTGGTACAGTATTCATGCGTTTTGATACCTGCCAAGTCGTCTGTATCAAGAGTTTTCGGCAAACCTGCTTCATCTGCTAGATTTCGTAGCAATTCGATATAAAGGCGATAGTCTGTCATAAACTCTTCTTTAGTTGAATGGCTTTCAATCAGCTCAACCGCTGCATAAGTTTCAGCATTCCAGCCGCCTCCAACGTCGTATGATCCGTTGTTTACAGGGCCTACCTGCATAACACGACCATTACCAACGACATGAGAAAAGAACCCGAGTTCAGGGTCCTTTCTGTAGTGATAATCGGCTTCGTTTTGAACAGTTGAGTTACGGTTTCCTGTTGAGTGAGCATGAACTTGACGGAAAGGCTCAAAACCTACAATCGGCAAGTCTGTACGTAGTCTACTTGTATCAATATCCATTATTACTCCTCACTTGGTTTCTTGTATTCTAGCGCTCGTGTGCTGTCTGTAATTCCACTTGTTGTTGGGTCATTGACCAGACCGATAGCAGTCAAGAACACGAAGACTGCATTAACAAGCAAAATCAGCTTGTTGCCGATATCACCCAAATCTAGATGATATCCAAAGACTGCTGCACCAGCTTGCAAGACAAGCAAGAAGGCCGGAATTGCAGTCAGCCAGAAAAATTTGTTTTCTAGTCGTAGTTTCCAGTTAATCATATGTTTTCCTTTCTACTTTAAAAATTTAATTATTTTTGCTTTTTTTGTGTATTTTTCTATTTTTTCCCCTATTGAGTCATCTCCGACGAATGCTATTTCAAAATATTTTCCCTCATTGTAAAGGTAAGATATTTCCGGTAATGAAAGAGGTGGTTTATCGTCGGCTTGCATAGATTTTATTTGTTTATAATCAAAATTGTTAGGTGTGATTACAGTATTTTTTAGAGAAAAAGATATAGTAGCTTTAAAACCGGAAGAACCACTTGGTTCTATTGTTAATAAAATTTCTCCTCCACCACTCCACACCAACCTATCGCCAATATACCGCTTAACAATCTCCTGATTGCCTAACATTATCCTTATTCTATCTTTCATGACTACACCTGCTTAAAGATATCGTAAATCGTGTTAGGGTCTTTGGTAGTGATGGCATCATACTGCGCTTGTGTTCCTGCCCAATACTTGAGGGCTTGTTGTCCCTGCTGGTTGATGATGTTCTGACCAGGCGCTCCCGTTGCACCTCGTTCGCCATCGTTGACATTATCCAAATGAGCGAACCCAGAGGCCTTTAGACCTCTGTAGCTCACTTCAATACGGACTTCGAACCAACCACCAGAGCGTTGTGTAGCGCTCCATGCTCCGAATTTTCCGGCTGAGTCAGCTGTCTGATTCCTCAATACTCCCCAGTTATTATTTCCGAAACCTCGATAGTAGTAATCAAGAGTATAGCCACTCGTGAGCTTTTCTCCATCATAAAAAACATCTGCGAATAAATTTAGCTGGCTAGTCGAACCATTTCGATAACTCCCTTCAATGCGGACAGTCGCATTTAAGCTGTGGCCATTCTCACCCTTTAAGCTATCCCGTTGAGTCGGTGTCAATGTGTCAAACGATGGCCGGTTTTCTAAAGCTGAAATCTTTTGTTTCAACTCGGCATCGTTGTAAGTTGAATACAAGTGTCTTGAGCCAATCTTTCTCACAGAAATACCTTGAGCGCTGATGCCTGTTACAATCCAGTAGCCTTCATCTGCTCCTTCAGAGTTGTTATTAAAGCTTTGAATTACATCCCCTAATTTGATACCTATTGGATTCATCAAAGAATTGATTGGTATTGTCGCAGTAGCACCGACTTCGTTTCCGGCAATGTCCGATTTTGAAATCCGATATTCTGAGCTTCTCAAAACAGTTGGAAGATTAACAGAACCACCATTTGTGAGACTCAGTCGGTTGCCTTCTAAGCTAAGGGTTTGATTCTCAGTAAGATAATGCTTTGCATCCAGCTCATCTTTCGTAACTTGTTGCTCTTTAATGCCCTTGATATCCTTACCGATTGCTGTCGCTAAACTTTCAAGGTTCTTCATAGGATTCACGCTTTCGCTTGATTATATGTTGCTACTAAATCAAGATTAGCAATCTGGTCTACACGTCCGCTGACTTCGGTTACTTTTCCGAGAAGTGCACCGTTTTCATCCTGTCCCATATTCGTGATTTTATCCGCAATTTCTTTCAGCGTATCAAGGTTCTCAGGTGTTCCTTCACCTAAAATTTCAGCCTTAACTTCCGTTTTAGCTTGAGTAACTGCTTGAGTGATAGCTTGCGTCATTGCTGAAGTGCTAACTTTGGTTTTTAATTCTTCGTTAACTCGTTTATTATCTTCTCCCAAAGTGCGGGCGAATTCTGTTAATTTTGTAGTTTCCATTTTTTTCTATACCTTTCCAAGATTATAAAAGAAGAGTAGATCGGGAAATTCCGGACATACTCCACCATCTGTTACTGTTTTTTCTGAAAGTTGTTTCTCAACTTCCTTTGCTATATCCAGCTCTTTGAGAGCATGGACTTCCTCTGTGACCAATTCTTTATCTGAAGCCACTATCTTGATGTGCGTAGCCTTATCGCTTGGAAAAATATATCCGCCAGCACTAATCTCTAAGCGGTATTTCCCAACAGGCAAGATAGCATCCAGATTAAAATTCACGCTTGAGTTCATGACAGTCACCTTCTTCTTCCATTGATACTTGTCCATGGTCAGACTAACAACCGCCACCTCCCCATCAAGAGAGGAGACGGCTCGATAGTCTTCGTCTAAAAGGACGAATCCAAAGGTAGAAGCTACATCACCTTGTTTAATGAGGTGACCGCCATCAACCTGTGCGAGATTGGTCGTATTGAGATTACAGACCATTCTGCGCCCCTTTCTTAGCTTTTGCTTTGAATCAACGTTTTCAACTCTCTGACATCTTCACCTAGCGATTTAACTTGTTCCGCAAGTACCAAGATAGCCTTGTTCTGTTCATCGTGGTTATCTAGTCGTTTATTGGCAGATTCTTTAAATTCACGTAGGTTCTCAATGTCTTTTTCCATCGCGGTAATGCGATTCTCCTGCTTTGTGGCTCTGTCTTTCATGGAGAAATACAAGATAATAACAGGAATCATAGAGATTACGAAACGAATAACGAGGTGTTCAAATTCCGCCATAGGCACCTCCATTATTGATTAGATATAACTGTTGTAGCAGAAGGCTCTGCTGCTGTAGGTGCGACGGTAGCTGTCGTAGAAACTGCAGCTGCTGGTGCAACATTCGTAGGCTCATTTTGTTCTTTAGGCTCGTACTTCCACGCTACGCCATATCCATCACGTTCAAGACGTCCATCACGAATAAAGTCGCTTGCAGGCTCTCCATTATAAGTAAATTCACGGTTAAGTTGTACCAGAACCCTCTTACCTTCACCATCTACCTCAACATGTGCTGGGTCTTCAATGGTAATCAAGTCACCTGGCATATAGTGTTTACCTACTTCAGCTGATTGAATTAAATCAACTAAAACTTTATAAGCTGTTCCGTACTGAAGCAATTTTTCTGTTATCAACGTTAAAACTAATGCGTAGCTAACTTTGCCGTAGTGGTCGCTTTCAGTCTTGTTCTGCTTAACTGCTTGATCTGTGGCCGTCTGCTTAGCTTCGGCTTGTGCCAATTTCTGTTCAGCCTCTTGAAGCTTAATGTGAGTTTCTTCCAACTTAGCTTGAGCCTGTACAAGAGCGCTCGTTGGGTCAAGCTCTGTTTTAATAAAGTCTAAAACCGCTTGAATCAACACTTCTTCATTGTCCTGCGTGCGATTACCTGGTAATTCAACACGCTCATAGCTGTAGCGTCCAGGTTCTTCTTTCTCAATCGTAACGATTGTGACATTCTTTTCCCCTTTTAAAGTCGGGCTTCCTGTTAATTTGTAAGTCATTAGTTATTTCCTTTCATTTTTGCTTGCGTTTCTTCAAATAACTCTTTAAGTGCTGGGTCATATTCCAGCACCGCTTTAAATGCCTGTAGTTCAGCCAAAGTCAATGTATAGCGTGCCTCTAAATGCGCACGTCCCAATTCGCCTTCTGCCAAACGGTTGACGAGCGACTCAGCGACTAACTTATCGATTGTGTGATTATCCATGTAGTTTCTCCATTTCTTTGATTTTCTGGTCCAGTTCTTGGACAGCCTTCAGCAAGTAGGGTACGAAAACGGTATAGTCGATGTGCAGATAGCCATCTGGATTCTCAGGATCTCGTGAGATAACTTCTGGAATGATGGTCTCAGCCTCTTGAGCAATCAAACCGATTTCTTCGTGTTTCTTGCTCTCAATGAAATCAAATGCGACCAAATTTAGTTGGTTGATTTTGTCCAAGGCTTTCACGGCTGTATCTGTGATGTTTTCTTTCAAACGTCTATCTGAGGACTTATCGCCCCAGTATTTAACACTTCCGCTTCCGACCTGGTTCCACCAAACGACCGTATTCTTTCCACCTTTGGGATTTGAGCCATTACCGTAAATATCTGCCTCGCCCATTTCGATCCCGTGGATAAAGATAGGCGATTTATAGAACGTTTGGGTTCCGTAGCAATCAACAGAACAATTAGTGTCAAATGTGACTTGTCTATAGAAGATTGAATCATTCTTACAGTACATTTTGCCGTCGGTATTCACATACCAAGCTCTATCTCCAATTGTGTTCCAGCTATCGCCCCAGTTCGCCCAAAATGCGGTTCTAGTTCCTCGGCCTTCTCCATTTCCCATTCCAACTGCGAAATGGTTTACGCCAGAAATCCAACGTCCGCCACCTTGGTCAAATTGTCCAAGTGTGAATCCGCCAATTTTGCCTTGATAAGCTTCAAGGAAGGTTGAACTAGACACGACAGATTCAATCTTAGTCGCAAAGACTTCCTTAGATGTCAACTTATCAATCAAGGCATCTCTAGCAGTCAGGTTCCGAATAAGTGCATCGTCTACGTTGATTTTATCGCCAGTAATCGCACCAGCTTGGATATGTTCAGCAGTGACAGAGCCAGCCGCTAACTTACCAGCAGTCACCGCACCGTCAACAATCATGTCGGATTTCACTCTGACTTTCGGAGCGATAATGTCAACGCCTTTCGAACTGGTCGAAATAGTAGAGGCTAACTGCTCACCCGTTAAGGTAGTAGAGCCGATAGTCACACCTTCGGGCGTCACTTGTACTCTCGCACTGTTAGCAGCGTCTCGCACTTCCTGCCTAATTTCTTTGGCCGTCTGAGCAATGGCACTCTTGACATTCTTGTCAAAAAATTGAGTCAGTGCCCCTTGATTATTCTGCTGAATTTTACCCCAGAGAGTACTGTTTGGGTCTCTTAATTCCAATTCAATAGAACGCATATCCTTGAAGAGACCTGACAAGGTGCGTTGCGTGACAGTTGGTTCTACAAAGCTAGTTGGGAAATCTCCCTGTTCTAGCTGGATATCCGTCAGCACTGTGTCACCCACACAGCCCATATGATGAAGCTTCAGCAGTTCATCTCGTGTCCGTGGCTGGAATACCTTGTAATACCGTCCGTTATGTTCAAGAGCAGGCAAACGAACGTTTTGAATGGTAATGTCCATGTGTTACCCTCCTCTTTTTCTACCAAAAATATAGGTTTCGTTGTATTTGTTGGATAGGAAATCCTCCACTTCATCCGTATTTTTGAAAATAACGAATAGTTGGTAATTGTAATGTCTTCGGTAGCCAGCTGAATAACCAGTATCTTGCTGGCCTACTACTACCCTGACTTCAAATGTCTTGTTAGAATTTTGAAGTTTCAACACATTACAATCCTCTATTCCATCCAAACCATACGGACGACGTTCGGATATCCCTAAGTCGATGAAGGCTCTTTCTGTAGATCCAAAACGCCAAAATGACCCAAAGCGATTTGAAGTGAATCTTAAAATTTCGTCAAACTGGATTGTGACTTTCTCCCAAACCAGCCTTGTACCGACATAACGCTGAATAATTTCTTTAGAGCCCACGTAAATTCCTTCTCGTGCCATATTACCTCCTGTTAGCGATAAATATCGTAGATGGTATTAGCATCTTTGTTAGAAATTGCGTCATATTGAGACCTTGTTCCAGCCCAATATTTCAGTGCTTGCCCGCCATTTTGGTTGATAATGTTTTGACCAGGCACACCATCGGCACCTCTAGGTCCTGCTGGACCCGTTGCACCATTCGCCCCTCTGGGGCCTGCTGGACCACGCAAGCTATTTCGTTGTGTCTCTGTCAAAGAGTTAAAGTCAGGTCTAGCTTCAAGCGCTGTGATACGGCGCTTAACGTCTGTGTCATTATAAGAAATCACGAACGTTCTCTTACCAATTTTTTGAACAGTAATATTAGTACCGTTGACAGCCGTTACTTTCCAAAATTCATAATCTACAGTACTGTCACTCGTCCAAAGGTCTTCAACAATATCCCCTACCTTGATACCGTCAGGATTCATGATATCGGTTGTTTTTACTGTCGCGACTGAGCCAATATTTGCACCATAGATATCACCCTTCGCGATACGATAGACTGGCGTTTCAGACTTCTTGGCATACTCCGCCAAAGCACGCTCTGCCGCCGAACCTTCAAACCGTACAACACCGTCCGCTCCTTTTGGCCCTACTGGTCCTGTTTCTCCACGGTCTCCTTTAGGTCCTGTTAGGTACTGCAAGGCTGAAAATCGGTCACGGCCATTTCCGACCTTGACCTTACCTGTGTCACTCTCAACGCCTAACTCGCCATCAAGCAATACCAGAGTGCTACTTGCCCAGTCTCGTGCTGACATGCGCTTATGTTGAACCCTCACTGGGATTGTCTCTGTCATGTTCTTCCTCCATCAAAAATAAAAGTTGGACTCTCGCTCCAACTTCCCTCATATCTAGCATTTTGCCCATCAGCGACCGTCTTATAGACTGGCGCCAGTTCAATCCGTCTTGTCTGATTGTCGACCGTCACAGACTGCTCTACGTTCTGATACCAGTCCCCTGAGAATGTCAGACGATAGGCACCGTAGTATACTGCCAAGACCTGCTCCTCTTTCTGGGTCAGGTCTTTATCAATCGCTGGCATGACTGCATTAGCAGGTGCAAGATGAACGTGTCCACCATAAAATGTAGGCTTATTCACTACAATAGTCACATCTGTCTTACCGTAAGGTGTGCAGGTTGCTGACCAGCTGATGACGTATTTTTTACCAATCTCAAAGCCTTCTCCATTGTGGCCAACTTCTACGAAATCCGTTCCGTAGCTAATTTTCTTAGCCGTACCACCGTTGAGACGGTTCTTGTTGTACTGAGTATTCCCGTCACCACCAATCAGACTTGCATTGACCCTTGCAGTCTCACTGACCTGTTCCAGTTTCTTGCTGAGTTCAGCGATTGAGTCCGCACCACTCATCAGCTCTTCACGGATACGCTTCACAAACTCAGGACGCTCTTTTTCCATTTCTTCATGGATCTTGGCGCCCATTTCTTCGGCATTTGCTTTGTATTTTTCGATTGCGTCATCAATCGCTTTTTTACGTTTCTCAAACTCTGCTTCAAAGGCCGCGTCTGCTGCTTCAATCTGAGCTTGGATTTTCGCTTCAATGCCATCTTGTTGCTTTATCTGCTTGGTAATCGTACCCTCGTAAGAATACTGGGTATCGTTTCCAGCTTTACTATCTGCGCTGATACGACCTCTCAGACCACCTTTGAAAGTGAAGCTCTGGCTTAACACAGGAACTTTAAAAGTCTCTTTCTTATTGGTCTGAATGGTTACCCACTGCCCAACTTCAAGCAGTAAATGCCCTTGGTAGTTGAGATTATACGGGTAGTAAGTCAGATTTTTCAGCTTGTAATACAGGTCATTTAAAGCGCTCTGGGTCATGAAGACATTGTCCAATTCCAAAGACCGACCTGTCTTCATACCGACTGTCAGAGATTTCTTATCTGTCTTACAAGTGATACCAGCTATCTGATACTCAATCTCACTCTTGGTTAAACCATGCAGAAAGTAACTATCTGCGTTGATCGTGATATTAGATTCTACTAAATCACGGATTTCCATTTTGCCTTCACGATTGAAGAAGCAAGACATACCGATCATCTGCGTCATAGAACTCAAAACGTCACGGAAAGATAGCTTTTTACCTTCTGGCATACTCTCCACATGGTAGCGCATGGCACTGATGCCAAAATAATCATTGGCTAGCTCAATGCCTGTCTTCAAGCAAATTTCCTGAATGACTTCACGCACCTCTGCTGGATAAGTTAGGTTTGTTACATACTCACGATTAAGCTTAAACATACCGTCCATAAGCTCAAGTGTTGTCGTATTGCGGTTACGGTCAATCTCAATATCATTTACAAAAAACTCACCCATCTTAACCCACTGGTAGGTATTCCCAACCAGTAGACCAATCTCAGGGTGTAGGATATCCAGCTTATTGAACGTGGTAATGATACTGGTAAAGGTAATCTTACCGCTACCAGCACACGTTCCACCGGGCTTATAAGTATCGCCCTTGATGTAGCCATACTCAAAACTAGCCTCTTTGATATCCCGTGAAGCATAATCGCCAACACGAATAGCCAGCGTCCTATCCTTGGCAAACATGGCTCTGTCAAATTGTCGTCTGGTTAAAGTGTCCATCTTCTTACCTCTCTACCAGATTAAATTTAGCACCAGACCAAGGCTTGAACTTCTCAGTGAAGGTATAGCTTGGAGCTGTCCTATCACCGACATAGAAAGTTCCAGTCGTCTGACCTTTAACAGGGTCAGGGTAAGAAACCTCAAAAAAGACTGCTGAAACGGCATTTAAAAGCTGACTCATTTCTTCCTGAGTCAGCATGCCCCATTCACAGTCTAATTTCCTCTTTGTCGTGATACGGTCTCGCACCATATCGCCATTGGCATTACGCCCTGTCTCTCCATCGATATCCTGAATACCGACCTGAAAAGATTTGGGAGGCTTCACAGCCACCCCATTGATTGTCAATTGTGCCATTTAACCTCCTAAATCTTGAGCAGGGTTTGACCTGCTCGTTCGTGTTCCTTGTTAATTTCTTGGATTGCTACCCGTCCGAACTCATGACCTGCGATTTGGATAACGATGTCGCCATCGCCAGAAAATCCACCTTGCGGACCAACACCAGCCATGGCATTTACTACCGCACTGCTGACAACTCGTCCTAGCGTTTGGATAAATCCTGTGTTTTCAAGTGGTACGACCGCTTCTTTACCTGCTTCACCAATCATGGCGATCGTTGGACTATCAACGATACCACCACGGGCAAGACGAGGGAGGCTAACTGTGCTTACACTTCCAATCCATCCCAGACCAGGTAAGTTTCTGACAACATCTAAAACACCGTTAATCATTCCGATGAAGCCATTGACTACATTTTCAATCGTTCCAAGAACCGCATTAAC